TAGCTTTATAGGAGGTGGACAGCAAAATAATATTCAAAGCATACACACAGATTCCTTTATTATGGGATCATGTATTACAACCCATGCTGCATGTACAACTCACGTTAATAACTTAACAGTAAGTGGATCATCAGCAGGTACATCGGTTGTAATGATGAGAGGTTTACCAACTAGTGACCCAGGAAATACAGGCCAACTTTGGAATGATAGTGGTACTTTAAAAATATCTCTGTAATAACTATATATGTAGGTTGTTAGTAATAATAACTTAATATTTATAACCACAAATTAGTTATACACATTTAAAGATAAAATTATGAGTTGGACCTATAAACAACATGAAATAGGAAATATTACTCAATTCCCAGAAAACACATTCGGTTTCGTCTATATGACAACACACAAACCTACGGGTAAATCGTATATTGGGAAGAAAGTATTATTTCACAATCAAAAGAAAAAACTAGGTAAAAAAGAATTAGCTGCCCTTACGGGAATACTTGGTAGAAGACCTTCATATAAATTAGTAGTTAAAGAATCAGATTGGCTTAAATATTATGGGTCTCAAACTGATATTAAACAGCTATTACTTGAGGGTAAAAAAGATGAATTTGAACGTACTATATTAAAATGTGTACAAACAAAAAAACAACTTACCTATTTTGAAATTAAATATCAAATGCTTTACCAAGTACTAGAAAAACCAGATGAGTTTTTTAACGATAATATCTTAGGTAAATTCTTTACAAAAGATTTAGATGGGTTAGAATTTGAAAATCTCGTGGAAGATAAAATGTAGTTTCGTATATTACCATTTATGGTAAACCAACTTTTAGTTACATTAGTAAATTCGGTATTAGGTTCAGGCAAAGCTACTGCTCGAAACAACTATGCTTACCACTGTCCTTTATGTCATCACCATAAACCTAAATTAGAGGTTAATTTAACTGAAAACCGTGAAGGTAAAAACCAATGGCATTGTTGGGCGTGTGATGCTAGGGGAACTACAATATATAACTTATTTAGACAAGTTAAGGCTGCTACAGATAAGTTTGTAGAACTAGGTAGTTTAGTTAAATCATCTAAATCAATTAAGGAAACCCAAGTTGTATCCACTGTTGCATTACCAGATGAATATATTGGCCTAGATAACGTTGATAACAGCGATATAATGGCTAGACACGCTACTGCGTACCTAAATAATAGACACGTAAGTAAATACGATATAATCAAGTATAACATAGGTTACTGTAAAACAGGTTTATACAAAAATATGATTATAATCCCAACATATGATGCAGATGGTAGATTAAATTACTTTACTGCTCGCTCATTTGAAAAAGAACCATATGTTAAATACAGAAACCCATCAGCAAGTAGAGATGTAATCCCAAATGAACATTTAATAAACTGGAATGTACCAGTAATTTTATGTGAAGGGTTATTTGATGCTATTGCTATAAAAAGAAACGCAATCCCATTATTAGGGAAAAACATACAGAGTAGTTTAATGAAAAAGATAGTTACATCTGTAGTAGATAAAATTTATATTGCATTAGATAGGGATGCAATTAAACAAGCTTTAAAATTCTGCGAGAAGTTAATGGCGGAAGGTAAAGAAGTCTATCTTGTGGATATGCAAGATAAGGACCCGAGTGAAATGGGTTTCGAAAATTTCACTAAACTTATACAAAACACAGTTCCATTGACCTACTATGATTTAATGGAACAAAAATTAGCTATATGATCAAAAAATCATACAAAAGACTATTAGAAATTTCGGATGATTACCAACAAGTTACAATGCCAGATTCAAGGTATTATAGACGAAATGGTAAATATTATCCTTCTATTACGCATGTTTTAAGTACTTATCCAAAAGGTAAATATTTTGAAGATTGGCTTAAAAAAGTAGGACATGCCTCTGAACATATTGTTAAAAAAGCAGCTGCAGAAGGCACACAAGTACATGAAATGATTGAGGATTGGTTAAATGGGAAAGAAGTTACATTTCTATACCCTGATGGTAATCCAAAAATGCCTGCACACGTTTGGCAAATGTTCCTTAGATTTGTAGATTTTTGGGAAACATACAATCCTGTACTGGTAGAAGCAGAAGTGCACCTATTCTCGGACGAACTTCAAGTTGCAGGAACGTGTGATTTAGTATGTGAATTGGAGTTTAACGGAAAAACTGAACGTTGGATCATAGATTTTAAAACATCTAATCATTTACAGACAACCTATGACTTACAAGGGGCACTATATGCTCAATGTTATGAAGAGTGTTATGGTATGAAAGTAGATAGAGTTGGTGTTTTATGGTTAAAATCTAAATCTAGAGGTGAGGATAAAGCAGGAAAACGTTTAAAAGGTAAAAATTGGGAAGTATATGAGTCGCCTCGTACACAAGAACAAAACTTAGAAATCTTTAGCCATGTAAGAGCGTTATTTAACATTGAAAACCCTAAACTAACCCCTTATACTAACACCTTTAAAACTACATCTAAAAGAAAAGTTTAATATTTATAATAAAATATAACAATGGCAATATTCCATCAATCTCCAGGGTCTTGGTTTTCTTTTACAAAAAGATTAGATAATAAAAATCTTTCTATAAATGAAATTAAAAGTAAATTTTATAAAGAACAACTCTTATTTGAAAATTTTATTTCAAGTCAAGTATCCCAACAGTATTTACAAAATAATTCTGTGCAGTTAAATAATCAGCTACACCAAGCAGGTAAAAGATATGGTAAACAAGAACTTATATCTGCGGAATTTAATCCTCTTAATGGTAAAGTAAAAACTATAAGTGGTGGTAAAACTCAAATATTAATTACTTTAAAAGAACCTATTACTGTAGATACTAGTAGTGGTGTTCCTTTTATTGACGTTAATAATAACCAATTAGGTGGTGGTAGTGCTTCAACTGCAAGATATACATTCTATGAGTCAACAGGTTTACAAATGAGATTTGAATTTGACCTAACAGCATCTCCTAATAATTCAGGTATAGTTGCTGCAAATGTAATAACAGCAGGTATTTCTCTTGTAGATGCAATTACTAATAGTACCTTAAATGCTGGTACTGGTGGTGTAGATAGTGATAATGTTGGTTTTACGGCAGCTCAAGGAACAGGTGGGGCAGGATTCCAAGATATTGTAGCTGATGTTACAATAAATGCTGGTGCTTCTAATTTATCAAAAATCGATTTTAAAGTATCTGCGTCTGCAGCTACTTATTCCCCAGGACAAACTTTAACTGCTACGGCTACTGATATTGGATTTGGTGGAACCGGAGCAGTTATAGTAACAATTGATTCTACGGTATTAACTACAGATACACTGTCAATGGCTGGCACAGCAGTAGATTTAAATGGAGCTACTGTTATAAATTCAGGAGATGGTAAAACAACTGATTTAACTTATACCTCAACTTCAACAAGGGGATCAATTCCTGATTAATAAAAAAGTAAAATAAATTAAAGATAACCGCGAGCTAATTTGGCTACGCGGGCTATCTTTCGTATATTTACCATGTATTGATAGTTAAGTCAATGCATTAAATAATTAAGGTTATGATGAGTCCAGAAAGTCTTTACATTGCAGAACAGGAATATTTTAGGTTTGAAGAGATTATGAATACAAAAGAATACCTCACAAAAGAGGAGTATGATTTTTGTTTTTCATATGACAAAGATATTAGAGAAGATACTACTTTTGTAGGTTTTTCTGATAATAAAGATTATTTAAACTTAAGATTATATAGTGAACACGATCATGAGAAGCGTGAATATGAAATGGAAATTGGATAAAAATAAGGCGCGGGAGGCTTGGCTTCCCGGGCTATCTTTCGTATATTCATGGGGTATTAATAATTAAAAATAAAGGTTATGTTTAAAACAGATGCAGTAATTGATTTATGGGTTGGTATTAATGGTGGTTATATCACCGTTGATGAGTATTATGAAATGTTAAATCTATTAAATTAAGGTTATGAACGGATATAAAGGAAGAGCAGAATTTGTAGAGAAACTTAATGAATTAATTGATGACCATCATCATTATCTATATTTAATAGATGGTGTTTTTGATGGTGCTAGATCTATTGAAAACTCTATTCGTGAGTATGAAATTAAAGAACCCACTAAGGATATTCCAGGTTTCGAAGGAACGTTAGAAGCATTAGATTCAATAACAATAAAAGGAGGTCAATTTTAAAATAAAGGTTATGAAAAAAATAGTATATTTACACGGTTTAGAAAGTGAACCAGGAGGAACAAAAGTGTCTTTCCTAGCAGAAAAAGGTATGGTTTATGCCCCTGCAATGAATTATGAAAGCTTAAATTTAGATGAATTTATTTATAGTTTAGGTATGCCTGATTTAATTGTAGGCTCTAGTATGGGTGGGTATATTGCAGATGTTATTGGTTCAAGGTTGGGGGTTGATGTTTTATTGTTTAACCCCGCATTACATAATAGAGAAATACCAATAAATCATGAATATTATAATAACCCTTATAAACGTACAATTGTTTTAGGTACTGAAGATGATATTATTAATCCTGAATTAACTAAAAAATTATGGTCTATTCATGGTAATATGGCAATACATGATGAAGTTGAGGGAATGGGTCATAGAACGCCACTTGATGTTTTCGTCAATATGTATAATAAACATGCTTAATTATGATCAAATTAATAGATCTATTAAATGAAATAGATATTCCAAAAAACTCATGGAAACCTATATCATCTAGTGAACTTAAAGATGTAGAAGATGACATCTTAGATTTAATTCAAAATGCTTATGGACCAATTGGAGGTCACCCTAACTATAAATCAGTAGGTGACTTAGCAGGTTCAGACTATGAAATTATTGATTTAGATGATGACCCCGAAATAGATGCTGTTACAGTAACTAAAAAAAGAGCAGGTGGAACTAAACACGTTGGTATAGGACATGACGGAACAAGTTTAGGCAAAAGAGGAGCAATAGGCCGTTGGGTAGATAAATTAGATGAACCTTCAAATTACATTGAAGCATCAGGTAAAATGGCTGACATATTATCCAAGGCAAATATAATACAAGTTACAGACAAAGACACAATACGTAAGGCACTTAAGGGTAAAGAAATAGAAATGTATGACGATGGTTCATATGATCGTGTTTTAGGAGGGAAAAAATATAGAAAATTAATGTTCGGAAAACCAACAGTATGATAAGTTTAGTACAATTATTAAGAGAAGC